ATCAAAATATACAACGAGTTTTCCCTGTTTTTGGGCGTTTGCTGCGATCTGTGCAGCCATATAAGATTTGCCTGTGGATTCTAATCCTGCAATCTCGGTTACTTTGCCGACAGGAATGCCGGCTCGATGGCCCTTGCAAATAATTGAATCGAGCCAGCGTGAGCCAGTTGGGATCCACTCCTTAACGGAAGTTGGATTGTCTCCCGTTAGATTGTGGGCGACATTTCTGCCGGCTTTCTTGTTTACTAGTTTCATCAAGTCCTGCATTGCTACACGACCTGCTTTGGCTTTCTTTGCCATTTGTCCTCCTTTAGGCTTTAACGTCAAATCTCACGACACCGGCTGTGATGCCGCCGCGAGACTTTCCTCTTACATCTATTTTAACACAGTCAGCTATCTTTTGCACGTACTTTTTATCAATATATCCATAATAATTGGGAGTTAAAATATAATCGGCTACCCCTATTGTGTTGGCAAATTGTAAGCGTCCCGTAAGCATCTCTTCGACAACAGCCAACTTAAACTGAGGGCTTTCATGAAACACTTGCGTCATATATGCGTTTATTATCGGACGCACATATTTAAGCCACATATCGTAATTTAATGCAACGGCGAGATCTCGGGGCTTTCTCTGAGAAGCCTTTAAGAGATTCTCAGCGCTCACCATCTTGGTAGGAATCTCGTCCACCATGTTAATCAAGTATTCGATAGCATCGCGCTCAGAATCTGTAAGCTGCTGTCTGATTTTTTCATAGCACAGCTGAAATGCCTTTGCGGTGTTCTTGCCTTGTGCTGAAGACAACTGAATGGTGCCGTCGAGCTTGGCTGAAGTACCGTGTGCACCTACCTCACCGAACCAAAAATCTGCCTTAATCTCTGCTCCTAAGCCCATTCCCTTCAATGATACAGAATTGCGATGAATCGCCGCTTGATTGGGAAACACGCTTGTTAAAAGTTTAACTGCACTATGAACCTTGGGTCCGAAATTAGGACCCGGATTATTCTTACACTCTACAATGTCCTCTTCAAATTTTACACCGTTGTTACTCATATTTACCTCCCTATGATTATAATTTCTGATGATTTCTTACTTTTGTTCATTCCATAAGCCCATGCGGCTTCGTGGATTTCGTAGCCCTTGTACATTTCTCTAATTTCTTCGCAATCATTATACGACATAACCCAATCACTACGATTCGTCAATAAGTTATGTAATTTTTCATGGTCAAACGAATCGTGAAGATTGCCGTCGACGCCATATAATGAATTTTGAGAACCCTCAAGCATGTATGGCGGGTCAAGATATAAAAAAGCCTTTGGGTGCCACGATATTGCGTCTTCAAAGTCGGCATAGTCTACTCTAAAGTTGTGAGCATTGAAGTCTCTCAATCTTTGAATTGAAGATTCTGTAAATCTAGCGTAGGATGCTTTTTCGGACCAGCCACCACTAAATGTGGCTCCCGAGAAGCTAGCTCTGTTGATAACGTAATATTTTGCCGCCTTGTCATAAGAAAACACAAACGACTCAGTTTTAAGATCTTCTCGATATTGGTGAAATGACTCCTTGGGGCACCCTACCACCTCTTTGCCTTTTCTTGTTATATATTTCTCGCGCATGCCCTCCACCTCATCAGCTAATCTGTCGTTATCGCCACACAGAGCTTGCCAGAACCAGACCAGCTGCTTCATCTTATCATACCCAAACACCTGCGTACCGCGAGCAGCAATTGCTAACTCCACCGAACCACCCCCGAAGAATGGCGAGCACAATCGCTCAACATCTTCGGGGATGTGAGGTAAGATATGTTTAACGGCGCGGGTTTTGCCGCCAGGATATCTTAAGGGTGTCCTCATTTTGTGAACAACGGGTCTAGCTTATTCTGGGTCAGGGTCTTGCCCTTGGAGGTTGCGCCTCCGGGGATCGAGACTGATAAAAACTCTGCCAAGAGTCCCTTGGCGGTGGATTCCGACGCAAAGTGGTGGACATTGCCCCCACGCGTCTTCCAGTCGCGCGCCTTTTCGCGTTGTTTCTTGATGCTAAGGTGGTCCTGGAACCATGTCCTAAACTCAGTAGCGATCTTGTTTCCCTTGCGCTTCGATCCTAAAACCGGGTAAGTGATGTACAAGATTGTCAAAGCTTCAAGAAGCTCAGTCTGCACCTTCTTGTCAGATGACCATGCCAACTTAATAGTATCGGCCGCCAACTTGACATTGGGTGTATTATTTAAGCTTTCTCGCCTCGCGGCTCTTCGGAATCCCGAAACGCTAACAAGGGGATCACCGCTGGATCCAACGTATCCTTTGACGGTATCATCAGGTGAGCCACACACAGCCAAACCACAGGACAGCAGTTGCCCGCCTGTGATTACAGCGTTCGCATCGCCAGAAAGGTACTTGTGAAGAAAAGTCTCTTCAGCAGAGCACTGCTTTCTGTTGTCTCTGTTAATCTCGGCAAAGATGCGATGGTACTCCTTATCATCTTTTACCTGAATCACAAAGGCATCAATCGGCACGTCTTCCCCGAAGACGAGGATCCACATGTGCTTACGGTGATCTCCATCAAGAAGATACCTGTTTCCATCAGGAAACTCAGCAACCAGGATAGGACTAAACAAAGCCCAGTCCCAGCCATTCTTGAGATATTGATCAAGCGTGGTAGCTTTCGTGGGACGATTAACAATCGCCTCGATGGTGGTCGCTACTTTTTGCAGCTTCCCGGATTTTCCAAGGATTTTGATCGCCTTGGTGATGGCGCGCTTGCGCAACCGATTGATAGAACTTTGAGTTCCAATTATTTTCTTACTCATTTTTTTCTCCTTATAATGGTAATGGTCAATGACCAGTGCTATCTTTTCCAGCCGACTTACTACTTGCGACTTTGTGGAGGGAGATAACGCCCTAAAATTTCAAAGAGGTGGCAGAGTATTTAACCCCCGCTCTGCCATCGGTATCAGACCAACCTAGTTATTATTAGCCACTCATCAATTCATCAAAGGCACGGTCTACTTCGCTCTTACCATTGGCGGGACCGTACTTGGCTGTCTCAGATGAGCGATTTTCTGCGGAAGTGTTTCCCGAAAGTTGCTCATCCAAGATTGCGTCGACCTGGGCTGGACTAAGACGATCAAATAGATTTTCAAAGTCAGGCATGCGATCGAGGAGGGCAGGGACCGCATCCCCATCTGCCAGGAGGGTGGACGTGTTTCGACGCATCTTAAGGTTTGTCTGAGGGTATGCTCCAGGCTTTGTGGGCTTCGTATAGGTAAGGGTAATGTCCGTTCCCTCCTTGATGTCGGTGACATCACCATACTCGGGATCCAGAATGTATCCCAAAAGAAGCTCGTAAGCCTGCTTTCCGTAGCCGTAGACCTTAATTCCCTCGTCTTCACGACCACGAACAACAACAGGCGAGAAATAGCGAGTGCGCACAAAGAGACTCTTCGCAAGCTTCTTGCTCTCCTCATCGTTGTTGTCTACTCCCTCGCGCCAAAGCGAAGAAGCAAATTCACACACGGGACAGTGCTCGCCAAAGTTGCGCTTTGGACAGAGGATTCCCCCGCGATGCTCGCCCACATTATAGTGGAAGAACATTTCCTTGAGTGGATCGCCATCATTTGTCGGCACGATCCGAATATCGGTGTCGCCCTCATCTGGCCTAAACCAGACAGAGTTCTCACCCTTGTTTCCTTCGCCGCGAAGGGTTGCGAGCTTTCGTCGCATTAGTTCCATATCAATTCCCATTATATTTCTCCTATTTGTTGGGTAAAGTAAATCAAGCTTTCCTTGATTCCTATTGTATAACACTCAACGTAGCTTGTCAAGCGTAGTTTTGTATTGCGTTAGTGTGGGCAACGCAGAGCCCAAAGTCATCGTGTTCTGTTTCGTAGATTGCATATGAAATTTTACGAAATGCATTACGAGGTTTCCCCTTCAGCATATCTACAATTCTCTTGTGCAACCCTCCTTCTTTTTCTAGTCTTTCTTTATTTATGCATAAATAATAACATACATCTCGCTCCATGTCAAGCTCATAAAGCCACTTTTCTTCAAGATTTTTTATATTTAAAATTCCATAGGTTCTAATGCGATTAATATCGAGCGGCCGTGTTACCATACCAATTTCTGGCTCTGCATGATTAAAATAATTTATATAATGAACTGTTGAAAAAATTGAATCATTAAGCCTGTCGTAATATGTTTTAATAGGAATGTCTCCAATAGATTTTTCAACCAAAACGTTCGATATAGGAGTAAATGAGTTTAGCAAGCCGGATCTTGCGTATTGCTGCAACACACTAAATACTACTTTATCAAGTAGTTTGGGAATGCCGGTCATCAATTCTGCATCAGGCTGTATGTAAAAAACATCTACTTTTTTATCTCTAAGTTGTTCTAAAATGCCGAGAGAATAATTCGAACCAAACGAAGAACCAACAATAAAAAATTGTATGCGCTCATTAACATCAGCAAAAAACTTTTTTACATCTGGGATATTATCTTCATATTCCTCTGGTTTCTCAAACGATTTTAGTTTAAATTTATATTTTGAATTTCTCTGAATTTCGTCATTCATCACATAGACATTATAGTTCTTTGTCTGTTTAAATTTCTCGGCAATGCGCGATGCTGCCGTTCCAAGTCCCACAATTGAAATCATAGTTTAATCTCGTTTAGATTATAATAATCTTTTCCCGCTCTAAAGTTTGACAGATATCCATCTTCAAATACATCTCTAATTCCTACTACCATGTTTCTATCCTCGTCTGCATAATCAATTACTATTTCGTCATGGATGATGTGGGAAATAAATGACTTTTTACCTTCGAGCATCTTGTCAATCAAAACCGCTTTTGCCAACACGCGATCTGCCGTTGTGCTTTGGATTAAGTAGTTTAAGGCTTTCCTCTGTTCCACTTTAATTTTACGCCCGTATGGAGTATAAATATAACCATCTATATAGTGTTTGTCAAGGACTTTTTTGCGATCATAATACTCGGAATCAATATCATTAGACTCGGGATTATATAGCCATGCGAAAAAATAAAGCTTTGCTTCTTCGCGGGTCATCTCTAAGTTATTGATA